TTCGCCACTTGCTTGCACGTTCACTGCAAATGATGCAACCGTAAAGTCGTTGACTCCAGGCGCGTTAAGTGCAACAATGTTGCTGCCTCCCCAAGCCCCGTATGCAACTGTAGTTGTTCCTAAAGGCATGTTAGCTGGATATACAACTGCATTACCCAGTCCATTTGCCCCAAGAATAATGTTGCCAGTTACATCATAAATGTTCAAGCCATAGTTACCACTGTCTGTACCCGGAGCATTGTCGCTCAAATAACCCAAGCGTATTCTTTCGCGATTTTGGCCGTCACGCACAGTCATACGTTGCCTAGTGCCCTCAATGGCAAAGTAGTTGGCGCTGGGTGTGGTATTTGCACTGATGTAAATGTTTGCAGTGCTAATACTGCCACTTTCAATGCTCCCTGCACTGATTTTGCCCAAAAATGTCAGTGTAGGTGGATTTGCAATAGTATCAATACTAAATGCAGCAACATTGCCATTAGCTCCTGCTTTGCTGACAAAAAAGTTGTCGGCGTTAATAACAATGTTTGCAATGTTGCCGTTGTTTACGCTAGTAATACCACTTATGTAACCGTTGCTGTCAAGTTTCACACTCCAAGTGTTATTGAGTCCATTGACACTTGTACTTAAAGTAGTAACACTGCCGCTTACACTACCTAGTGTGGTACTTACTGTGGTAATACTTTGAGCAAGCACGCTGCTGTTACTTGCTATAGCTTGATTTAGTGTAGTAACTGCTGCATCTGTATATCCCAATACATAAGCATTTGTGCTAGAGATTTGCTGGGCCAGCACGCTGCTGTTGCTGGCAATAGCCTGATTGAGTTGATTGACACTTGCTGCAAGGCTATTTCCCAAGCTAACGTTTACGCTGTTAATTTGCTGGGCGAGCACGCTGCTGTTGCTGATGATAGCTTGATTAAGTTGACTTACACTGGCTGTAATTGAGTCACCAAGACTGACATTTACCACGCTGATTTGTTGCGCTAGTGCTGCGCTGTTGCTGACAATACTTTGATTAAGTTGTATTACACTGGCTGTCAAACTGTTTAACACAGTGGTATTTGTTGCATTGACTTTGTTATCCAAACTCACGCTTATTGATGTCAAGTCAGCTCTAACATTGCTTAGTAAGTTACTAACAGTAGTTTTGCGTGACAAACCTCCCGAACTAATAATCAAGAGGTCAGGATCATTTACTATGCTTAAACTGGGTAGATTGGGAATCGTGATATTGGCCATGAAATCTCTGCTGCCTGACTGATTGTTGCAGTGTATTTATTTTTCCTATTATATTGATATCCTGAGTTCAAAGTCGTATGCTGATGATTATGGAATATCGAGCAGAAATATACACCAAAAAAACATGCAAATACTGCAATTTGGCCAAAAAGCTTCTTACAGAACGCAACATCAGTTACCGTGAATACATTATTGGCGGTGATCCTGCCATGCTACTGGAAAATCAACAAGTAACTACGCGAGAAAGTCTTCTCGAACGATACCCTGAAGCACGCACTGTTCCACAAATTTGGCTTGATGGTCAGCATATTGGTGGTGCAGAAGAACTTGAAAAGCATTTTGCCTCTGTTACCAACTAACTTAATCTCCTGTAAATATCTCAAAGGAGACTGTGTATGCCGTTAAATCCCCCAAGTTACAAGGGTCAAGATGTCTATTATTCCACAAATGTTTATGTGAATAAAGTTCCTGTGGCTCTGTGGAAACCACCAGAGCCCGGTGACGCTGCTATCTTCTCAGTAAGTCTGCCTCCTGATCCTTTACAAGCACCATTTACTCCCGAACAACAAACATTAATTAGTCAAAGTCAAGCGGCTGCTAATCAAAGTCCATTTGTGGGAGTGATTGCTGTTGGTCCAAACTCTGGACAACAAATTACTACCGCACAAGGAGATTTGCCAGCTCCAGGGGCAACTGGCGAAAGTTTTGAGGGAAAACAATCTACAACTACTGCATCAGTTCCTATCCCTGCAGGGAAAACACCATTTGATCAATTGGAATTCAACCTCCAGACCTGTTTATATGAAGCAGTAATGCAAGGCAAATGGAAAAGAACAGGTAGTAATCCTAACATTTTGGCATGTTTTACTGACATGGGTTCACCGCAGCCGAGTGATGCTACTCCTTGGTGCGCTGCGTTTGCAGGTGCTATGTTAAAGAGATCAGGACTGCCGTACAGGCAGGGCAATCTCCGGGCATTAGGTTATAATGGATACGGCAAACCAATACCAGTTGCTAGTTATGATCAGTTTAGAAAAAATGATGTGATTGTTATGACTAAATCATATAATGGTCAACTACAAAGCCATGTGGGATTTATTCAAGCTGTGGATCCACAACGTAAAGCCATGCTCTGTTTAGGAGGCAACCAAGGTAGTGATGTTAATGTGTGTTTTTGGGAACCATTAAGTAGTCTAGTTTATATAGGCAGACAATGGGATTTGCCAGATGCATACGATGTTCCAATAATTAAGTCGCCTTTGCCACGAGGCGGGCCAGTAAATCCTCCAACACGATAGGAAATAACATGTTAATAACTGCACCAATTGATATTGGTTCTATAGTATCCATTAAGTTGCAAAGCGGAGTTGAACTTATAGGCAAACTACATGCTCAAGACTCTGCGACTATTACATTAGCCAAGCCCTTGGTTGTGGATTTAACCATGGATCCCAACACACAAAAAGTTGCAATAGGCATGGCTCCGGGATTTGTATTAGGCGCAGATTGGGAACAAAATGTTGCTATCAATCGTGACCATGTAACAACAATGGTCAAATCAGCTCAAGCCATGCAAGACAACTACACACAAAGCACCAGCAGTATTGCTCTTCCGCGTAGATCAGGGATTATACAGTGACTTTGACTTTTCCCGGCATACGGACTTTCTTGCGCAGTTGGTGCAGCCAACAACCACAAACACCATATGTAGTAGTGGGGTTTCCCAGTGACTGTGCAACAAGTCATAGGCCAGGTGCCCGCATGGCTCCTGCAGCTATACGCCATGCTAGCATGCATTTGACAGACGGTGTATGTGATGATTGGCCTGTTGATGTTACCCCTAACATTACAGATTTAGGGGATGCCAACCTCAGCACGGGAAATTTAGCTGTGTCACTTACCGAGATACAACACCTTATTTCACAGCTTCAAGCTGCTGAGCATCATGTAGTAGCCATGGGCGGTGATCACAGTGTGACACTGGGTATTTTACGTGGCATGCACCAACGCTATCCCAAACTTGCCTGTGTGCATCTCGACGCACATTGCGATACTTGGCAACGGCACGGTAGTCAACCACAAGGACACGGCACTTGGTTGCGTAATGCCATTGAGGAAGGCCTAGTTAATCCTGAGAAAACCATAAGCATTGGCATACGCAGTCCTGCAGACAATGCCACAAGGTTTTGGTTAAACACGCAAGGTGGCATGACTATCAGTGCTCGATCAGCCATGAGAGCGCAGCCTTATGAAGTATTTTCCAGCATTCGAGATCGTATTGGTAATACGCCTTGCTATTTTACCTTGGATATTGATGTGCTAGATCCTGCACATGCTCCAGGCACAGGCACACCTGAAATAGGAGGTTTAACCAGCATGTGGGTTGATGAGTTTATAGATTGCCTATATCCCTTAAATCTAGTAGGCATGGATTGTGTGGAAGTTGCTCCAGCATATGACCATGGTGATATTACCAGTTTGGCAGCAGCTACGTTTATGTGGAGATATTTAAGCATGCAAATCCACAAAAACCTTATCGAACAGTCCAGTTAGTCAGCTATACGCTGACCTTGGGGGTCTATATATCCTTGAGAACCTGGACGATTGTGCAGAATAAACTCGCTTTGTCCTGCACGATCAGTTATCCAAATAATATCCTCAATGGGTATTTGGGCTTTGACAACTTTAGCAAGTTGAGCATCCCGTTTGCTTATAAGGTCCTGATACCATTTTTGATCATCGCGAAACTGCTGGGCTAAATCATCACCATCAGTTATAATGTCACCATCTTGATCATATATTTCATAGTAAAACTCATCAAGATTGGGATCTTGAGTAGCCGTGTCAGTTCTCTTGTAAGTTTTATTCAACCACGTTACTTGACCTGTTTTTTCATAAGTGTCAAGAGCTTGACGGATATCTTGGTCACGTATGGGTTGCAGTTTCATCAAGGCAGGTTCAATGCCTGCAAACCAAGCTGCAATCCTGGGATCACTTGTCCAACTTAAGGTTGCACGCGATTTTCCAGGAGCCAGCTGTGGTTGCTGCGCACGATATAAAGTAATCACTTCACCGTATTTTGCCTTGAGTGCCAGTTTTACTGGTGCAAATGCTTTTTGCAGTTGTGCTCGTATTTTTTGCCCTTGAGGACTGGGCGCAGCACTGTAAGCATCTTCCAGCTCACGGCTTTGCATGATTCCGCCCAATAGTCCTTGACTGCGAGCAGTTCTAGGCACACCCACAAACTTGTCAATAGCTTGACCTGCTGGAGTATTATCTATAGCTTGCTCGGCTTGGTCCACAACATCACCAATACCCAGCTTTTTCACACTGATATCTGTAAATGATTCCAGCAAAAGTTTGTGTGATAGTTGAG